ATTCAAGCGGTAGACAATGAGTTGATGCGTGAAAACGCTCACTCGACGATGCGGATACAGGCTCCAGAACGGAGCACTCGCACTACTTTCGGTAGTCGTTAAGACTACATAACCCTTTAGGAGCTACACATGGCAAACGTAGATAAAGCCTATGGTCTCCGCCCCATGGGTAACCTGTCTGCTACTGGTGCACAGAAGCAGTACGGTTATCTCATCGCGGACAACCAATCAGGCGCTATTTATCAAGGTGATCTAGTCACACTGAAAAATGGTTACATTGTCAAATATGATTCCACTCTGCACACTGTGGCAGTTGGTGTCTTCAATGGCTGTAACTATGTTGACCCCACCTCTGGCAAACCGACTTGGAGTAACTACTACCCCGGTTCGGTTAATATCACAACCGGCCAAATCACTGCCGAAGTCATCGATGACCCGAATCAGTTGTTCACGATTCAGGCTGACGAAGACATCGTTCAGGCTGATTTTGGCAAACAGGCAAATATTGCTTACACCGCTGGTAGCAACGTGACCGGTGTGTCGGCAACGGAACTGGACTCGTCCACGATTGCAGAAGATGCAGCGTTGGTACTGACTCTGGTGGGCCTGTATACCATTCCGGGCAATTCCTTGGGCACGAACTACACCCAAGCAATTGTAAAGATTAATTGCCATCTGTATGGCAGTGCCGGTGTTGCTAACACCGCACCGTCACCGTAATAGGAGCTAAATCATGGCTATTTCTCGTTCGCAACTTGTAAAAGAGCTAGAACCCGGCCTGAACGCTCTGTTCGGGATGGAGTACAAGCGCTATGAAAACGAGCACGAGGCGATTTTCTCAATTGAATCGTCTGATCGTGCCTTCGAAGAAGAGGTCATGCTGACCGGCTTCGGCGAAGCCCCGACCAAGAACGAAGGTGCTGGCGTTAACTACGACTCGGCACAGGAATCGTTCACGGCTCGTTACACCCACGAAACCGTCGCTCTGGCGTTCGCCCTGACCGAAGAGGCCATTGAGGATAACCTCTATGACCGTCTGTCGTCGCGCTACACCAAGGCGTTGGCTCGTTCGATGTCTTACACCAAGCAAGTGAAGGCCGCTTCGGTGCTGAACAATGCGTTCAACACCACTGGTCCTTACAACGGCGGTGACGGCGTTTCCCTGTGTAACGCTAACCACCCAACCGCACTGGGTCCAAACTTCAGCAACGTGCCGGGAACGGCCGCTGACTTGAATGAGACCTCGCTTGAACAGGGCATCATCGATGTCGCTGGTTTCACCGACGAACGTGGCCTGAAGGTCGCTCTGTCGGTCCGTCGCATGATCATTCCTAAGGAACTGCAATTTACCGCAGAGCGCCTGATGAAATCGACCCTGCGCACCGAGACCGCAGATAACGACATCAACGCCATCAAGTCCATGGGCATGGTTCCAGAAGGTTACTTCGTGAACCACTTCCTGACCGATCCGGACGCATGGTTCCTGATGACCGATGCACCGAACGGCCTGAAGATGTTCCAGCGTTCCAATATCAAGACCGCCTTTGAAGGTGATTTCGATACGGGTAACGTCCGGTACAAGGCTCGTGAGCGTTACAGCTTCGGCTGGTCTGACCCAAGAGCAATCTGGGGTTCGGAAGGCTACACTCCTGCCTAATAAGGAGAACGAGAAAAGGGGCCAATTGGCCCCTTTTCTTTTATTGGCAATGGTGTATATTGCCAATATTCCGGGACTTTCCGGTGTATTCGACAGACCCGGCTGACGACATGCAGACGAATACACCTAACTCGCATGTGAGGACAACATGGCAAATACTACCTTCACCGGTCCGGTTATCTCTGATAACGGCTTTATCGGTCCTGTCGCTGTAACTACCAAAACCGCTGCAAGCACTTTGACCGCTGCTGATAGCGGGAAGACCATTTTCTTAGACGCTGCTTCTGAATTTGCAACGACGTTGCCTCTTCCAGCGGCCGGTCTGCGCTTTACTTTTATTGTTAAAACAGCACCGGTTGGTACTGCGTACACCGTTGTAACCAATGGTGGCGCGAACATCATCAAGGGTATGCAGTTCAATGCCGCTGGTGCAGCTGGTGATACTGGTACAAGTGATGACACTATTACTTTTGTGGCAAGTTCTTCGGTTGCCGGTGATCGTGTTGATCTGGTGAGTGACGGCACTAACTGGTTTGCATACGCTTTCTGCACCTTGGCTGCGTCGATCACGTTTACTACCGCTGCCTAATTAGGAGGTCGCCATGGGATACATGAGCGATTTACAGAGTACCTATCTAGATGCTGACGGGAACATTTTTACTGGCCGGACTCGTATCAAGGCCATATATGTGTCTCCAGATGCAGGTGTGGGCGAAGTTGTAATTAAAGACGGCGGCAGTGGTGGCACCGTCTTGTACAAAATCGACGTTCCTGCGGGTAGCAGTGCCATTTATATGTCACTGCCAGAGGATGGTATTTTGTTTAAAAGCGGGGCGTATGCAGATTTAACGGACGTTATTTCTGCCACATTCTTCTGGGCATAAGGAGCCGAATCATGATGAAGATGAACAAGAAGCGCAAGAAGTCGGGCATGTCGATGAATAAAGGCGTGAAGCTGGCCAAGTCCACCAAAATGGGCATGGAAGGCGACGACATGTATGAAATGGACGCTATGCCCATGAAAAAAATGGGCGGCGGCATGATGGGCTATGCAGCGGGGGGCGCTGTTAGCCCACGCAAAAAAATGGCAATGGGTTATGCCAGCGGCGGCATGGTTCAGTCGCGTGGCAATGGCGCTGCGCGCGGCAAGAAGACTCGCATTTGCTAAATCATGCCTCGCAAGCGCGAAAAACCGATTGCAACTTCGGTCAAGTCAGGCAATTTTCGCCCGACTAAGTCCGGGGCGGGTATGACGGAGCAAGGCGTAAAAGCCTACCGTCGTGCCAACCCCGGCAGCAAGCTGAAGACTGCGGTTACTGAAGACAATCCTTCTCCCGCGCGCGCGTCGAGAAGGAAGTCTTATTGCGCTCGTAGTGAAGGCCAGATGAAGCAATTTCCAAAGGCGGCGGCTGATCCAAATAGCCGCTTGAGACAAGCCCGTAAACGGTGGAAATGCTGAGATGGAAGTCATGGTATGGAATACAGTACTTTCAGTATTGCTCGGGTTAGTGAGCTGGATACTGAAAGAAAAATCAGCCGAGGTCCATCGGCTGCAAGTGCTTCTAAATCGCACTCGTGAAGAGATTGCGAAAGAATATGTCACCAAGGCGGAAGTTCATGCGGACATCAATCGAGTATTAGATCGTCTTGACCGATTAGACGTAAAACTAGACCGTTTAATGGAGATCAGAAATGCCAGCTAAAAGTGCAAAGCAGAAGAAATTAATGGATGCGGCGGCGCATAATCCGGCTTTTGCGAAAAAGGTTGGCATTCCGACAAAGGTTGCTAAGAAATTTAGCAAGACCAGTAAGGGCATGAAGTTTGGCAGTGGCGGTTCTATCAATCGTGTAGGCGATGCAGTAACTCCAGATCGTCGTGATCCGGATATCGGCAAGATGATTAAAGAGACGAAGCCACCCAGTGTTAAACACAGCGGCAAGGCGGGGTTGAATCAGAAGAAATTCAGTGCGTCAAAAGGCCAGCGCTACAAATCTGGCGGCGCTGTTTGCAAATAAGGAGAGAAACATGGCTGGTTTTGACCTTGCTAAAAAAGCACTTAAAAGACTTGGAGATTCAATAACGGCCCCTCAAAAAGCCGCTCAAGCCGCTCAAGCTGCTCAAGCCCAAGCATTAGCAGCTGCTTCGGCGAAAAAACAAAGAGAACAACAGGCCCAAGCCGAGTACACAGCAAAACTGCAACGAACAGCGCGCCCTACTGTGGGCATGAAAAAAGGCGGGGCAGTGAAGAAAAAAGTAGCGGCTAAGAAAACTGCGGCTAGAAAATCCAAATAAGGAGATAGATATGCCAAAGACTTACACTGCAACTGCATCTGGTCCTGCTAACCCGAATGCTGTTGTTCCTAAAAAAGGTTTTTTTTCATTAGCAACGGCTCCCTTAGCTGAAGTAGCAAGGTCCGTAATAGATAAAGAAGGCGCTTCAAGGGCTCTAGCTGCAAGGAAGAAAAAACAACAAGATGAAAATCTTAGCTACAAAGAAAAATTGATAGCGGCCGCACGTGCTCCTGCTGGTATGAAAAAAGGCGGCGCAGTGAAGAAAAAAGTAACAGTTAAAGCCAAACCTGTAGTGAAGGCAAAAGCTAGGAAGAAATAACCTATGGCTACCTCAGGGACAACCACCTTCAACTTAGAGTTTGATGAGCTAATTGAAGAGGCGTATGAGCGGTGCGGTCTAGAGGATCGTACCGGTTATGACATGCGTACTGCGCGCAGGTCATTGAACTTGTTGTTCCTTGAATGGGCTAACCGAGGGTTAAACCTTTGGACAATTGAGCAGCGGCAAGTGTCCATGGTGTTTGGGCAAGCTGAATACACGCTCCCTGCCGATACCGTCAATGTACTGTCTGCGGTTATCCGCACAGGCACTGGTCAGAACCAGCAAGACATTACTATTGATCGAATCAGCCAGAACGAATACTTGCATTTGCCTGACAAGAATACGCAAGCCCGTCCTGCTCAGTATTACGTTCAACGTACAAGTTCACCAAAGCTGTTTGTCTACCCCGCGCCAGACAACAGTGAGCCCTACATTTTTCGCTACTACGCCGTCCGTCGAATCGAGGATGTAGGGGCATATACCAATACGTCTGATGTTGTATTTCGATTCTTGCCATGTTTGGCGGCAGGTCTTGCCTATTACATTGCATTGAAGAAAGCACCAGATCGCGTAGTTGTGTTGAAACAGTTGTATGAGGAAGAGTTTGCGAGGGCGGCACAGGAAGATAGAGACATTGCGAGTGTCTATCTAACGCCTGATTTGGGGTACTAATATGGCTGGCTATGCAGTTGGAAGATACTCGTTAGCCATATGTGACCAGTGTGGTCAGCGGTATCCCTACAAAGTGTTAAAAAAGGAATGGACGGGATTTAAGGTTTGCCCGGAGTGCTATGAACCAAAGCACCCGCAGTTGGAACCAAAACGGGGGATTAACGAGCCGATTGCTATTTATGATCCTCGGCCGGATGTTATTTCTACCGTTACCGTATCGGTTTGGCAGGGAGGAGATTCGACATTTGCTTCAATAGGAATGCAACCGGCCCCAGTGGCTGCGCCATTGACTGCAAGTGGTATTTTATCTCCAGTGACCATAGTGATTTCGTGAGTGCTATAGATGGCCATTACTCAAACGTGGACGACCAGCTTTAAGGAGCAAGTACTCCTTGGGCAGCATGATCTTGAGACGGATGTCTTAAAGATCGCTTTGTACACGTCGCTGGCCAATTTAGGGCCTTCCACAACTGTATATACAACAACCGACGAAGTTGTAGGAACGGGGTATACGGCGGGTGGAGAAACACTAGTTAATGTAACTGTTTCTTCTGGAAATGACATTGCCTACGTTAGTTTTGATAATCCATCGTGGGCGGGAACCTCGTTTACTACTAGAGGCGCATTAATTTATAACAGCAGTAACGCGAACAAAGCGATGTTTGTGTTGGATTTTGGAAGAAATCAAACAACAAATAACGAGAACTTTGTCATTAGTTTGCCAGCGGATAACCCGACGTTTGCGTTGATTAGACTAGTCTGAGGTAGCCGTGACATACAACGAACTTTTTATCGCTATCAAGAACTACCTGCAAAACGACTTCCCAGCCAACACTTGGACAAGCGTTTCTGGCACTGGCACGAGTGAATCTGGTCCTACGCAACAGATAAACACCTTTATTCGTCAAGCAGAAAAACGTGTTTATAACACCGTTCAAATACCCTCTCTTCGCAAAAATGTCACGGGTATAACTACGAACGGCAACAGTTACTTGTCATGCCCTTCTGACTTCTTGTCGGTATTTTCGATGGCTGTGATAAGTAATACAGGGACCTATACTTACTTACTCAACAAGGATGTTAATTACATTCGAGAGGTTTACCCAACGGCCGCAACAAGTGGTGTTCCAAAATACTACGCTTTGTTTGGGCCAACTGTGGCTTCTAGCACAATTACAGATGAATTGAGCTTTTTGTTGGGCCCTACCCCTAATGCGGCGTATAGCGTAGAACTGCATTACTACTACTATCCAGAATCAATTATCCAACGGCCTATTCTTACTTTTGGCGCGATCACAGCGGGGTCTGGATATACAAACGGGACGTATTTTGAAGTGCCGCTTACGAATGGAACTGGGGGTGGTGCTACCGCAGACATTGTGGTGTCAGGCGGGGGCGTTACTTCTGTGGCAATAGTAGACGGTGGTGCTAATTATGTGGTGGGGGATACGGTATCTGCTACGCTTCCCGGCGGTACTGCATTTACTGTTCCTGTAGCCAGTGTGGGTAATACCAATGGCAGGACTTGGCTAGGCGACACATATTCTCCTGCGCTGCTGTATGGGGCGCTGGTAGAGGGGTACATTTATATGAAGGGCGAACAGGACATGATGGCGTACTATGAGAAGAAGTTCATGGACGCTCTGTCTCAGCTTAATCGTCTTGGTACAGGGCTTGAACGTGGCGATGCTTATCGCGATGGCCAAGCAAAAATTAGAGTCAATCCGTAATCGTAAAAGGAGTGATCATGCCTACAGCAAAATCGCAAATGGGGGAGACAGTCCACGCTGGCCTTGGAAGGCTCTCGACCAGCGATGGGCGTGTCAAGTTTGGTGGGGTATTCAATGTCAAATGTTTTGATGTTGATGGTAATTTGAAGTGGGAAGATACTTTCCACAATCTCGTTGTTAATGAAGGACTACAAGACTTAAACACTAAATACTTTAAGGCATCCGGCTACACCGCTGCTTGGTATCTCGGCTTAGTAACAGGTCCCGGTTCGGGTACGGTATATGCCCCGGGCGATACGCTGGCTTCTCATATTGGCTGGACTGAAGACACCAACTATTCTGGTAGCCGTAAATCGGTGACGTTTGGAACAGCGACTTTGGCTGATCCGTCTGTTATTGACAACTCGGCAAGCCCTGCGGTGTTCAACATCAATAACACAACGACAGTTGCGGGTGCGTTTTTGGCAACCGTTGCTTCGGGTACGTCGGGCATCTTGTTCTCCGAAGGCGACTTTACAGGCGGCGACAAGCTTGTGGCGAACGGCGACACCCTGAACGTAACTTATACCTTCTCGGCAGATGCCGTTTAATTGAGGAGCAGTAATGGCGACTACGTTTAAAAAAGGCGATGTCGTAAAGCTATTGATTACGGTTCCTCAAGGTCCCGTAGAAGCTTTGCGAATGGATGAGGACGGTAATGTCCAGTATTTAGTTGCTTGGACAGATGCGGATGGCGTAGCTCATACTCGTTGGTTTGATGAGGCACAACTGACCGCTGTATAAAAGGATGAAGGCGCATGTTGTATGGCATTACAGCTTTTTCACAAGCGCCTTTTTCCACGCTCCCCGGTGGCGCACAGATAGTCTTTGCCACTGTTTCAGAAGAAGTTAATTTTGCCTCTTCCCAAGCCGCATTCTTTGTTGTCGATGTAACGAGAAGCGAAGAGATAGATGTTTCTTCTATCGTCAATGCAGTATCTACAATAGTCTCTTTCGTAAGCGAAGAAATAGACACTAGTAGTACTGTCTCTGTACAAGTTGTTTTTGATGGCCAAATTGACGAAGATGTTCAATTTGATGCCTCTTTATCGGCCCTTCAGACAGCATTAGCCTCAGTACTGGAGGAGGCAGATTTTAGTGTCGTTAATTCTGCGCAAGCCGATGTTGTCGCTGCCACGAATGAATCCGCGACTTTCAACGACAACTTGACTAGGCTTTTAACCGCTAATGGAAATATTTCGGAAGAAGGTCATTTCTCTTCTATAGAAACAGGAAGTATTCCTTCACAGGGTATTTTATCCGACGCTATAGAAGCGTATGACTTAAATATCACTTCAAGTCTTTTGATTAGTGTTGTTGAAGATCGCGTGGAAATGCTCGTCGATCAAAATTCGACGCTAACGGTTTTTAGGTCCGTTAATGAAGAGGTAGATACGAGCACTACAGAGTCGGCTCAAGCTGATTTTGTGTCGTCAGTTTTGGAAGAAGCTGATTTGTCTGGGCTATCGTCTGCACAAGCTGATTTTTCTGCTGATATTGATGAAGATGCCCAATTTTATGACACAAGCACAGGAACTCAAACAGCTTTCGCCCAACGTGCTGAAACTGTAATGGTTGTAGATCAAGGATCTTCTACTGCTGTATTTCTTAAGGCGCTATTAGAAGCTATCAGTGTTAGTGAGAACCAAACGGGGGATGTTCTTTTTGGGACAAACATCGATGAAGATATTCAGCTAGACGCATTTTTATCTTCAACGGCTATTTATCCGGTAGCACAATCCGAAGCAGTTCGATTGTCTGCGGTATTTAATCGATCTATTCTTTTCTCGGCGACAATTCTTGAGTCCTCCCGACTTCAAGACACCGCATTTAGTCGCTTCCTTTGGGAGCTTATAAACGATAGCCAAACCCCGGATTGGCAGGACATCAACAGCAATACTTCTCCGGCGTGGGGGGAGGTGGAGAACAATCAGCCCGGAAATTGGCAGACGGTAGAGGCAAATACCGCATCAAATTGGGGGGAGGTAAATACGGCACAGGGAGGCACTTGGCAAGAGATTGATACCAATACCAATCCCGGCTGGAGCACCGCCGAAAATAATCAATCAGGCACGTGGCAAGAAGTTAGTACCAATACTGCCCCCGGATGGGGCACAATAGAGAATAACCAGCCGGAAAACTGGCAAAACATAGACAGCAGTACCTTGCCAAATTGGGACCCGGAAGAAACGGAAGAGCCCGGAGATTGGCAGGTAAACAATACCGTATGAGGCAATTATGGCGTTTATTGTTGCAGACCGTGTAAAAGAGTCCACAACCACTGTTGGTACGGGGCCTATCACTCTTGCTGGGACCAGCGCGGGATTTCAAGCGTTTAGTGCCGCTTTAGCTATAAATGACACAACGTATTATGCGATTGTCGGTCAGGGCACAAACGAATGGGAAGTAGGTCTTGGGACATTAACAGGGGCTACAACCCTTGCTCGTACCACGGTTTACGCATCAACAAACGCTAACGCGCTTGTCAATTTTTCGGCAGGGATAAAAGAAGTATTTTTAACATACCCTGCAAAGAGATCAGTAAACAAAGAGCAGATGGGGGCTAGTGCAGGATTACTAGCGTGGAATCCAGCGGGGGATGGGACATTTACTCCGCGCACACTCTCCGCTACTTACAGCCAAGGTCCCGGTATTGACGGGGTAATAAATGTTAGTAATGGCAATGGCGCATCTGGTAATCCAACGGTAAACGGGGTTTTTACTAATAGCGGAATTGTTCGGGCTAATAGCCGTCAACGCACGTTAGAGTTTAATACGTGGCAAAAGCCTCAGTATTGGAATATTTATGGAGAAGGGACCGGGTATTCGCCTTGGACTAATGCCGGTACAACCAATAATGGAACTCTTTTTACTTTGCAAAAAGGCGGGGGATTTAACAACACCGATACGCCTGATAACTATTATTGGGACAGAAACGCACAAACTAGCGATAGCGCAAACTATAACTTCTATGCTGTTGTTGGGTTTCCAAGAGCCTCTACGGATAGAAACAATTTTCTTCGAAACTACTACTACATAGGCGATCAAACTAACGGGGGTCGTTGGTATCAACGTGAATTGTTACACATGGCGGAGACAAATTGGCCCACTACCGCTAGGAACGTAAGATCAACATCTGAGCTTGTGCTGGGGCTAAATTATGTAGACCCAACAGAAGACACTTTTGCAGACGGTAATTCGTATAACTATGCTGTTGCATTTGCGGGGGATGCAAGCCAAAACCCAACCGGTACGCGAGTAACAGGCCAGTTCCTTATTACAGGAACAATAGCTACGCCGACAATCCTATCTGTGTCTGTTGTTTCAACATCAGAGGTGTACATACGAATTAACGGCGAAAGATTTCATCTCTCGTATTGGTCAGCAGATAACACGGTTTCCGGGACACTGACAGGCGGCGGCTACGGCGCCCAAGAAGTCACGCTTACTTTTGGCGGCACCACCACGCTCTATTACAACTATTGGACTGAAGGGGACATTTCTAGCAGAACTTTTGTCCATGTATACAACAACAACACTGCTACCGCATATTGGACATGGCAGCTAGGTGAAGATCGAGGCGGTACAGTTTGGCGTGTCTACGCCCTATCTGCTAACAGAGCATCGTGGGTAGGCGGTATACCGTTTGTTGATACTGGGGCAGGTGGTGCCGTAGAGTTTCCATCAGCAAGACTGCAACGTATATTCTCTACCAAGTCAATGTCACTTCCATTGACAACGGACAGCAAGGCGCGAGGCTTTTCTATCCAAGCGAGGTTCAGAGTCGATGACATTACTACTGTAAACCAGAACGTGTTTTGGGTTGCCAGTAGTGCAGCGGCAGCTAACGGAATAAAAGTAATCGTTAACGAAGGTGGCGTAGATAGACGTTTGTCTGTCACGTTGGCAACGACTGCCCCCGCTGCAATTGTCACGGCTCTCCGTGTATGGCAGTTTAACGATATTAACGAGTGGATCATACTTACGTGGGTATGGAATCCGTTAGATACGGCATTCCCCGGTAGGTTGTACTGTAACGGGGTAATGTGCTTTAAAACAGCAAGTAATCCGTTTGGAGCTACGACTGCTTGGTGGAATGTTGGTTCTACGTCAAACGGAACGGTAAACGGCTTTACTGGCTATTTTGCATACCTTACGTGTGTACCAGAAGTGTGGGGCGCATATGTGCCGCAGGGCACCTGCCTCATTGATGTGGATGCTGGAGATGCTGGATGGATAAATGCAAATGACAACGGCGGACAGGATGTGCCATTTTCTTCTAGAAATAACTTTGGGTATCGAGGGTATTTGCGCGGCTCAAGTTGGGGTATTGGCGCAAATATTAGAAACGACTTTAATTACTACTTTGATGGCCCAGTTGTAGGTAGTGCAGCAGAAAGTTTTACGCTTACTGGAGATTCAGTAAACGGATCTTCAACTATCACTTTAAGTAGAACAACCAGCGGCTTCAACAGAAACCCCGGATATTTTTTAATAACCGGAACCGGCATACCGACAACAACCAACGTCTATACAGAATACATATATTTCGGTCAAAAAACATTTAATTTAACTGATAGATTTGGCTTTGTTAATGCTACGGCCACGGCAAACGGAACAACATTTACGTTTGTTCGAGTTAATTCATACGTTTCATATTTAAACCAGCCCGGAAATGCAATTAACGTCGCTAAGTCAAACAACATATCAGGCGTTTTCACAAACGAGCTTGCGGGTATTAATGCTTCAACAGAAACAACTACTTGTGCATTCCCCACGATAACATTTACCTCCGCCGCTGATGCGGGAATTAACGATTACTACACTACGCAAAATAGTGTGGCTAACAATACGGCAGTCAGAAACATACAAAATGCGTTAGTCATTGGTAAGGTATACACAGCGTCTGGGACAGGGCTTACCGCGACTAGCGCTACGATAGATAACGCAAGAGTGATTAGTGTTGTTTGGAATAATTTTGGTACGGGCTTGCATTACATCCAATTAAGTCGAAACAGGAATGCTGCTGCAACAGCGGGGGCAACGATTACTTTACGATTTGTCCCCAACCCATCTTGTACGTTTCAAGACTTCGAATTGCTTGGCGGGGACAGTGCTAAGACGAACGACGATACCGTTGAAATTTACGGTTATTCACCTGATGCAGCTTGGTTCTCATCATCTCTTGGCGGTGGCGGAGGAACAGGAAATTCCAAGGCAATAATGGCTCGGGCTGGTATTGGGCAGTGGCGTTTCATCCGTATCGCCCCTCCCGGTTGTATTTATGACTCTGGGGTATTTAGAGCTACAGCGTCAACATTCGTCAGAAGAATGTATTTAGGTTATGGCGCTGTCGGCTATCTAATTACTTACGGTACAACGGGGGACTATAACAACTCGACTGTTAACCCAGTGGTAACTACTTTGACGTGGGCGGCTTCTGGCATAAACGCTGACGGCATAAACATCGCAGTAACTGCGGGTACGATTTACCGAGTGGTGATTCTTCCGTTTAACCCAACGCTAGTTGGCGACTATTACACAGGGCAGTTTTAATATGATACTTGTCAATGTTCCTACGTATGTTAGCCACGAAGACCTTGGCTTTATCTACTCTGGCGACAAGCTGCACCGGGATGACTATGACGTTACGTCAAACATGCACCCCTTTGATGGCAACTCCTACCGCTATGTGCCGGAGACAGAAAGCTGGGAGTTGAATCAGGACGCTGTTTGGGTCAAGGTCCGGGAAGAACGAAATAAGAGAATTGAGGCTTTTAGGTGGAGGGTTGACCGCCAGCGCGACTTAATTGATTTGGGTCTTGCTGGCTCCGCTACGCTAACTCCGTTGTTGCAATACGTACAGGCGCTCCGGGATATTCCGCAGACTAATACGGACCCGTTTGCAGTGGTTTTCCCTGATGAGCCGGAGGTATAAATTGACCCGTTAACCCTTTTAGCCGCCGCCAATGCTGCCGTCGCAGCGGTTAAAAAGGGTTGCCAACTTTACAAGGAAATCAAGGGGGCGGCGGGGGATGTCAGCGATGTCCTAAAAGACCTAAAGGAGCAATACAACAAGATAGTTGATCCGACCCCTGTACAGAAACAGCAATACAACGCTGAGGTGCAGCGGGTACAGGAGATTGCCAAGGCAGACCCGGGTGACGTTTTTACCGACATTGGCAATCAACTAGGCACCTTGATGGATGCTTATGATGCCATTAGTAAGGCCTTTTTGAAGGAGCAAATGGATGCAAAACAGGTCTATAAAGGAGAGGAAAGCATTGGCCGGAGAGCCCTAAAACGCATATTGATAACCTCCAGACTAGACGCTATGCTGGCGGAAATACGGGAAACCATGGTGTTTAAAGCCCCGCCAGAGCTTGGGTCCCTGTGGGAAAAGTTCGAAAAGATGTGGCAACAAATTGTTGCCGAACAGGAGGAAGCCCACGCAGAAGAACTTAGACGAGCACAAATAGCATCATGGCGACGCAGAAAAAGAATACAGGAAATCAAGGCAAAGGTGGCATGGGTCTCGGCAGTGGTGTTCGTAGTTATATGGGCGGTGGGAATAATGTGGCTAACAACGAAAAGCGCGATACAGAGGATGTCCCTTGGTCACTAATCGTTGTGGTCTTGTCAGTTCTGTTGATGTTTTTTATCGTGATGCCCGTTTTAGCTTTTATGTATTACGACATGTATTTTGCAACACAAGCCGCAGTATCAGAAGTAAAAAAGATGCGGGAACTTCGCAAAGAAATACAGATTGAGAGGATGTACGGGAAATGATTACACTCGCGCAGTTTAAGAAATTTGCCCCGCATACCAAATACCCCCAACAGTGGTATGACACCCTGTTTGGTCCGCAGACAGAGCTAGGCGGAAAATCTCTTCTCGACGAATATCAAATCAATACCCCGAAGCGCGTGGCAGCCTTCTTGGCCCAGTGTAGTCATGAGTCTGGTGGCTTTGTCTTTGTTACAGAGAACCTGAACTACAGTGCGTCTGGTCTGATGCGTATTTTTGCCAAGTATTTTCCAACGATGGAGCTTGCCAAGCAGTATGAGCGCAACCCGAAGAAGATTGCCAGCCGTGTGTACGCTAATAGGATGGGTAACGGGGATGAGGCTAGTGAGCAGGGCTGGATTTTTCGCGGACGAGGCATTCTCCAGTTGACTGGCAAGGATAATTATTTTTGGTTTGGTGCCTCGCTTGAGATGACACCAGAACAAGCCTCGGAGTATTTAGAGACTTTCGAAGGCGCAGCACAAAGTGCTTGCTGGTTTTGGGAAACTAATAAGTTAAATGCTTTGGCCGATGCAGGAGATATCCGCATGTTGACCAAGCGCATCAATGGTGGATTTATTGGATTGGCAGACAGGGAGCATCACTATGAAGTGGCACTCAATATGTTTGGTTCTGATACTCGCGTGGCTTAGTGGGTGTGACCGCTACCGGTACGAATGTCAGGACCCAGAGAATTGGGAAAAGAAGCAGTGCAAGAGACCGTACTGTAGTAGCACCGGAACCTGTCCGGATCAGTTGACTAAACCTGAAGACATGAAGGTGGAAACGTATGAACCCGCTAAAGTTGATCAGCCAGTTCCTTGCGCTAACTCAGGAACAGCACGATGCGGTAATTAAGTTCTGTATTGCGCTGACGTTCTGCTGCACCGTGATCATCATGGTGGGGGTCAGCCTATACAGTGTCGTTTTTGTAACACAGCCGATGTCGGGCATGGCTCCTGCGGACAAGCAGTTCTTCCTAATTTTGAGCGACATGTCCAAGTACATACTTGGCTCATTGGCAACACTTTTGGCGGTCAAAGGCAAGGATGCGCTGCCTCAGTTTACGCCACCGGGGTTGTCTACCAAGGAAGACCGTGAGGATAAGCCTGTGCCGCCGATTGGCCCAAAGGCTTCCGCGCCCACCCACGCGCCTGTGCGCATGGAACCGACCATTGATCCTATTAGTTCTCCGCCACCAGTAGCTACAGGCTATGGCGGTAAACCAGCGCCTGTTCAACCCCCTCATCCGGAGATCAACTGATGAAAACGCTATTGATAACTTTGCTGGCCTTGACTGTTAACTTATCGTTGGCGCAGGAAGTCAAAAAGGTCTGCAACGTCCAAAAAGACGCTAAGGGCAAGGAAGTAAAAGTTTGCAAAGATGTTAAGATTCACAAGAAATTGGATGGCACAAAAGTGCCGCCAAAATGATGAATCCTTGGGTCATCCTCGGCTTTGTAATTGCCATTGGCACGGCAGCCGGGGGAGGGTATTATAAAGGCAACGCTGCTGGCCAAGCCGAAATCCAACAGAAATGGGATGCGGAAAAAGCCAAGCAGTACGCCGAGTACGCCAAGGCGCAAGAAGAAGCACGTAAACGGGAGCAGCAATTACAGAACACGGCTGATACGTTGAGGAGACAGAAAGATGCCGAGATTAGGGATATTAATGCTCGTGCCACTGCTCTTAGTAACAGCTTGCGCGACAGATCGCCCCGCCCCGCCGAAACAAGTACCGTGTCCGGTACTACCAGCACTGGATCAGCCTCCTGTAGTGGAAAAGAGCTTCATCGAGAGGATGGAGAATTTCTTGTTGGGATCGCTGCCGAAGCAGACCGGCTTAAAACTGCCCTCGACCAATGCGTCAAACAATACAACGCCGCAAGGCAAAAGTAAGGAATAGCCATGCCAAGTACGTTTTCTCCTAATTTACGTATTGAGCTTATTGGGACCGGAGAGCAGTCCGGGACATGGGGCTCTACCACGAATACTAACCTTGGCACTTTGATCGAAGAGGCTATTTCCGGTTATGAGCCCATCACTATTACAGCGACACCGTATGCACTAGTGGCCACGGATGGTGCGGCTGATCAAGCAAGGAATGCGGTTCTTGAACTTAACGTAGGATCGCCGCTTGCCACAAACTTTGCGGTCTATGCGCCACCTGCCACTAAGCTTTATATCATTAAAAATATTTCTGGGTATACGGCTACGATTTATGTGGCCACTTCCATTGGTGGTACAACAGCCGCTCCCGGTTCGGCTTTTGTAGTTATTCCAACGGGACAAACATCCTTTGTTCTTTGTGACGGGGTTAACGCATACGACGCATTAAATTCAGTTAGCCAAAACTTTCGCGTAGGGAATAACCTAACCGTTTCGAACGACTTGACGGTAGTAGAAACAGCTACCAGTAAAAACATAACGGTAAATGAAAAGTTATTGCCACCAGCATATGCCACAGCGTTTCCCTCATCCACATTGGCAAGTGCGCTTGCTGCTGGAGCTAGTTCTTTAACACTTGTAGATGGAACTGCATTTTCTAGCAGCGGAACAATACAGATAGACTCAGAGCGAATCACCTATTCAGGAAAAACAACTAATACGCTTACCGGCCTTTCTCGTGCGCAAGGTGGCACATCAGACGTTGCTCATGCAGCGAGTGCTGTTGTGACTGAGATACCTGCCGCTTCTTTGGCAAATTTAGTCACTAACGGGAACATTAGTTGGAATAGCTCCACAGATACTGGAGTAGTTGGAACGGGTTCACTTCTGCGATTCTTAGTAGACACTATTAGTGCTCAGGCACTTACAAATAAAACCTTGTTGGGCGCATATATTAACGGCCAATACAAGAGCAATGCTGTGGCCGTTCCAGCATTGAACGTAGACTGTTCGTTGGGAAATTATTTTACCAAGTCTATCTCAACTAACTCTACGTTCACTATATCTAACGTACCATCAGAGGTATACAGTTTAACGGTGCAGTTGACTACTTCTTCGGGAGCCCTTCCAACATGGTGGGCGAATACATATTGGCCAGAAAATGCGCCCCCCAACATATCAAACGGGGTTCATCTTTTTATGTTTGTCACAAGCAATGGCGGCTCTACGTGGCGTGGTTCTGCGTTAATTAATTACACTAACTAATTATGGAACCAACTACACAACGGCTAATGATGGGGGCCGGGGCAAACAGGACCATCACATGGACAGATAGGTCTGTTTACATTCCCGATGGTAACAATGGGTACGTAGATTACATAAATGGTGTAGCAAGGTCTGGAAATACGTTTATTGCTGTAGGACAAAAAGCTACCATCATGCGTAGCACAAACGGTGCTACATGGACTCGTATTTCTCCCCCTGCGGGAACTTCAGCTTCGCTTGAGTATCTTTCCGTAACCTACGACAGCACAAATAATCGATTTGTAGCGATTAGTGCTACCACCATCATGTACTCCAATAATGATGGGGTTACATGGAGCAACGCAGTAACTGGACAAACTAATCAAGTAAGCATCCACTATGCAAACAATGTGTATGTCATTGTGGGTGACAGCGCGCTTATAAAAACGAGCAGCGACGGTATTGCTTGGACTTCTCGTTCTGCCCCCGCAGGGGTCACTGAAAGTTTTACTAGTGTTACTTGGGGCAATCCCTCTGGGTCAGGGGCTCCCGGAAGATGGGTGGCTGTTGGGGGGTCATCGAACTCTAGGTATATCTATTCTAATGATTCAGGGGTTACATGGATCAATATTGCAAACAATACGACAGAATCAATTAGGAAAATAATATGGGCCGGTGCTCCTATAAATTTGTATGTTGTAGTAGGTAATACAATAAGCACTGGAGCCCCTTTTATTAGAACAAATGCCGCTGGTAATGCAGCATTTTCAACAGTTTATACAGCCACTGCATCAATCGGAGAACAATCCGCTTATTCATTGCATTACACGGGGTCTACTCTTTTAATAGGTGGAGAAAAAGGTCAGTTAGTTACTAGTACAAACGGGACCGCTTTCACTGTTCAAAGAAACTCTCCTGCTGCTGCTAATCTTGTCGGGGACATAACCATATATGGAATCGAATACAGTTCTTCTCTTGGAAGATATGTGTTCGTTGGAAACCAAATACAGTATGCAACAGGGTTTACCAGAAGCACTGCTACTATTGTTTATTCAAGTAATTCAAGGATTCTATCCAGCACCTACGCAAGTGGCATAAGTGGGGGCTTGTATGTCTTTTCTACAAGTAATTCCGCCATAGTTTTTACTACAACTACTCTTACTTCTATAACCGGATATTACCTCCCTGCTGCCGCTGCTGATGTTTCTTTTTCTGGATTTGCATTAATAACAGATGGCACTAGAGTTATTGTGGGGGGTTCCGCCGAAAATGGAAAACCCAGAGTTATTTACAGCACTACCGATGGCGTAAATTGGGCTGAAAACTTCAGTAGCGCTACGGCAGGTCTTACTATCCTTGCTGGTATGTATGGCTCACAAATGGATACCCCCGGTCCGGGAATTGGTAAATACACTTTTGTTGGGATTGGAGATCATGTTGTATATAGTTCTGATGGCGTAAATTGGACCGCAGGTACTCAGCCTCTTTCATCTAATTACTACGCTATGTACTACACGGAGGACCCTCTTTATGGGTTTGCGTTTGGTTTAGCGGGGGGATCTGTCAATAAGCTAGAGACCTTTTTCTCTGCTTCTGGTCTTTGGGGCAATGTTGGTCCAGTGCCCACGGTCAATACAGGTGGCTCAACTAGAATCATGCGATCAATAGAGTATCGCAGAAGTCCAACTAATTTAAATAGCAGTAGATACTTTTTTGCATTAGATGGTCCAGCCAGTGGGGGGTATCTTATTACTACCCCATATGATTGGACTACGTGGACTAATTTAACCATGGCAGAAGCAAACACCTTTATTCGGTCGTTTGCAATTGAACCGCCTAATGGAATGCTTATTGCAGCAGGGTATAAATTCATAAGCTCTAAATATTACCTAAGCGTACAAATGACTGTAGATGGCGTTACATTTAAATCAACTAACGTGCCCTCTTACGAAGGGGAGCTTTACACGGCTGTGTATTCTCCTTCTTATTTTGTGGTTGCTGGCACCAAAGGTATTATTTTAATTACTGCCTCATAAAACGAGGATTTTTATGCCATTTCAAAAACTTCAATTTAGGCCGGGGATAGTAAGGGAAGTTACTACCCTTACTAACGAAGGTGGGTGGTATGACGGTGACAAAATCCGGTTTCGTGCCGGTATGCCGCAAAAAATTGGTGGGTGGTCAGCGGATACGTACACTACGTTTTTAGGGACTTGCCGCTCTCTTTGGAATTGGGTAACTCTTAAAGGGTTTAACATTGTTGGGCTAGGCACCAGTTTGAAGTTTTACTTGGAGAATGGTGCTGAGTATTACGACATAACCCCGATCCGTGAGACAAACCTCAACACCACCACTTTTGCTGCGACTAATGGATCATCAACTATTACGGTTACAGACACATTAGCCAACGCTATTCAAGTTGGTGATTTTGTCACGTTCAGTAATGCAGTAAGTCTTGGCGGCAATATCACTGCTGCCGTGCTTAATCAAGAGTATCAAATACAAACAGTCATCAGTGGTACGCAGTACACTATATCCGCTCGTGCAGCGGTAACCGGCAACATTGCTACTAATAACGGTGGAGCCCCTGTCGTTGCAAATGCTTCTGATAGCGGAAACGGCGGGTCTGCTACCGATTCAGCCTATCAAATAGGTGTGGGTGCAGATACAAACACTGTTGGCACAGGATGGGGCGTTTCTCCGTGGGGAGGATTTATCCCCGGCGGCGTAGCTACTGCACTTCCTGCTGCCCCCGGCGGAAATATTGACAATTCCGTCACTACTATCCCTGTTGTAAATAGTTCTGCGTTTACAGGCACGGGCGCAATTTTGATTGATAGCGAATATATAACCTATACGTCTATCGCTGGTAATCAATTTAGCGGCGGCTTGCGAGGGCAGGACGGAACAACAGCGGTTTCGCATACAGGCGGGACGCTTGTTTATCAAGCCACAAACTTCCCCGGTTGGGGAGAACCTTACTCTGGCTCTTCCGCTCCTCTTCAACAATTGCGTATTTGGTCGCAGTCCAACTACGGGGAAGACCTTTTATTTTCTCCGAGAGGCGGAGGGCTTTACAGATGGCAACCCCTTAGCGGAGCATCCCCTGCTTGGAGCACTCGCGGATTTCTTATTCAAGGCCCCGATGTTCCTAGCAAAATAAATCAGGTGCTCGTGTCGGATGCCACACGAATCACGATTTGTTTTGGCTGCAATGGCTATGGGGCATACAACAGCACTGAACTAGACCCAATGCTGATCCGTTGGTCGGATCAGGAAGATTACTATGATTGGACGGATACTGAAACTAACCAAGCGGGTAGTTTCCGTTTGTCTCGTGGGTCCTCCATCATTGGTGCGCTTCAATCTCGTTTAGAAGTTCTAGTTTGGACAGACAGCGCCTTGTACGCAATGCAGTACATTGGTTTCCCCTTGGTGTGGAGCTTTAACCTCCTCTCCGATAATATCTCCATGGCCTCACAAAACTCCATGGTAGCGGCTACTGGCGCTGTGTTTTGGATGGGCATTGATAAGTTCTATGTTTACGATGGTAGGGTAAATACTCTACCCTGTTCGGTCAGAACTTATGTCTACGAAAACATTAATCGGGATCAGTTTGCGCAAGTTTTTGCGGGGACGAACGAAGGGTATACCGAAATTTGGTGGTTTTATTGCTCTAAAGATTCTACGGTCATAGATCGTTACGTCATATACAACTATGGGGAAAAGGTTTGGTATTACGGCACGTTGAGCCGAACAGCATGGCTAGATACTTCTTTGCGGCCGTACCCAATTGCTACCACGCCAACGGGTCTTTTGATCAGTCATGAAGTAGGTGTAGACGATGGGTCTACTAATCCACCGGCTCCAATTAATTCTTACATTCAGTCTTCCGATTTTGATATTGGGGATGGTCATAGTTATGGGTTTGTGTCCCAGATTATTCCGGACATTACATTTGATGGGTCAAACACCTCAGGTTTAACTTCGGCTAATCCTTCCGTGGTGTTTAAAGTTCGGCCAAGAGAAAATCCGGGATCAAACTACGGCTCTACACAAGCTCCTAAATTGTCGTCTGCGCAGTCTTATGCGGGGCAGCAAACATACAACGTCCAGCAGTTTGGGCAGATTTTGTATACCCGGGTAAGAGGAAGGCAAATGGCCTTTAGGGTGGAATCCACTACTCGCGGTACACAATGGCAGCTAGGGGTTCCTAAGATTGATATTCGTGCGGATGGTAGACGCTAATGGGTAGCATTGTAACTACAGACGCTGTTCCTTTACCGAGGACCAAGGCCCCTGCTTTACCGTATGCGCCGCCTTTGTATGACAGTGTCTACCAAGATGCTTTAAACAACATCCTCCGGCAGTATTTCAATACGCTGGATAACTTTATCGCTCAATTTATGGCTACTACTGCGACGATTGGTGTCTACGGGGCCGGTGTTGGGGCCGACGCTTTCGGAAGGTTGCGGGTATCGGAACCTTACACTTTGTTCGACAGCCAAAATAGATTTGCCAAAGACAATCAGTTTGATGAACAAGGGACGGGTTCTGGGGTCCCTACGTCAACTTATGTAGCAGATGAATGCTCCGTCAGTATGACGGTAAATGGTCCTTCTCAGACTGTTATCAGACAATCTGCTCGATGTATGCCATATCAGCCCGGGAAAGGGCTTTTGGTACTTGCTACCTTTGTCATGCAGCCTACGGCTGAAGTTACTTCACGTGTGGGTTACTTTAATGCTGGGAACGGTGTTTTCTTACAAAAAGAGAATTTATCCGAACCTCAATTTGTTCTTCGCACGAGCACGTCAGGATCGCCAAGTGACGCTAGAGATGTTCCTCAATCTTTGTGGAACGGGGACAAATTAGACGGCACAGGCCCCTCGGGCTTGACCCTAGATTTAACGAAAGCCCAAATCCTTTGGATGGATTTTGAGTGGCTAGGCGTTGGCTCGGTACGTTGCGGATTCATTATCAACGGGCAGTACATTATTTGCCATACATTCAATAATGCCAACGATATAGACAAGGTTTACATGACCACGGCTATATTGCCTGTCAGGTATCAAATTACTACAAGTAATACTTTTACGGGCAGCGCGGCCCTCAAACAAATTTGTTCGACTGTGGTTTCTGAAGGTGGTTACGGACAAACATCTATTGACCACGTAGCGCGACGCACCACAGTACTTACCGGAATAACAACCGCCGCTACTTTTTTCCCTGTTGTTTCTATACGGTTGGCTTCTGGACGTACAGGATCGGTTGTGTTGCCAAATAGAGTACAGTTTCTGCCGTTGACCAGCCAGAACTACGAGGTGGCGCTGCTGAAGAATCCGACATTAACGGGGGCAACTTGGGCGGCTACCGTCCCGACAGATACCAATGTGGATTTTGATGTTGCAGCAACGGCAATATCAGCGGTGGGCAGTATTGTGCAAACCGACTACGTTACATCAACAGGTAGTGGCGGCACGAGTGCTACCTCTACACCTACCGGATACAACTGGGATTTACAGCTTGGCGCGACCATTGGTGGGACAAGCGACATCTACACGGTGGCGGTTCGTACCGTGGATGGGGCCACCTCAGGAAGCGGGGTTGGAAGTCTTTCTTTTTATGATTTAACCCAATAAATACGCCATAATTTAGGCAATTTTGATCGAGGGCACATCATGGCTACATCCCCTGAAGGAATCATGGCACTAGGGCAACCTGCCGAGGCCGGTGAACCGCCGTCCTCCATTCAGATTTCTCGAAATGAGGCGTATGACATTAGCAGACAAGCGCTTAATGAAGCTCGCCCTGATGTGTCGGCAGAACTGGAAGATCGTTTAGCCGGTTTCCGGGAAAAAGCACGTCAACTTCCTACTGATATTCTTGAGGCTCTCGTTGATGGTTTTGAAGAGGCATTAAACCGGAAGGATGATTACCCAGCGTTTCTTGAAGAAGTAAGAAAAGAAGCCCCTGTATTACTTGATATTTTGCCTCCTGAGTACGATGAGCCGTTTTTGTCTGCTATGTACTTCCTATTGGTGGATGCACTTCGTGCAAAAGAAGGCAAAGAAGACATAGGTGAGGGGATTGGAGCAATAGCCCCCCAAAAGTTTGCCATGGGGGGTATTGCAGAAGCGGCTAGATTAGTGGCCAGCCAAGGTCGTCGTGGCGACACTATGTTGGCGCACATTAATCCACAAGAGGCACAACTTCTAAAGGCATTGGGCGGTGCGGGTACGATTAACCCAAGAACGGGCCTTCATGAATATGGCTCTAAGAAGTGGAAAAAATTAGGCAAAGCAGTTGGCCTAGAAAAGGCCAAAGAGGTTGTTGATGATTTTGTCAGTGATGCGCGGGACTTTATAAGAAGTGACGTTGGCGGCATCATTACTCAAATTGGCATTACTATATTTCTTACCCCTTTCGTTGGTCCTGTTGGGGCTGCGTCAATAGCCTCTGGAGCTACCACAGCATTTAGGGGAGGAGATCTTAAAGACATAGCAAAGTCAGCAGCACTTGCAGGGGCAACCGCATACTTCTCTAGCCCGGGCAGCCCTATCTATAACACCGTGAGCAAATACACTCCGGCTTTTATGAACAACGCTGTAGTTAATTCTGCAATTACTGCGCAAATAGTAGGCACAGGGGCAGGATTGCTGCAAGGTCAAGACCTAACCGAGGCGGCTAAAAACGGCCTTAGAGATGCTGCAATAACAGCAGCCGGTACATACGCTAGTGGCGGGACAAAAGCACAAGTAGACCAAGCGGCGACTAATTCAGTAGCTAACGCTACTGAGGTTCAACTACAAAAAGGTGCAGCAGCCGCTCCAAAACTTGACACCCTAGAACTTGAGACTCCAAGGGTTCAAAATATTGCTAATGTAGATGCCGCTGCTATGAACATTGATCAAGTAGCGGCGGCACAGCAGCCTAGTTTAGCGGACACTATTGGCACCGGCACACAGCGCGTACTTGCACAGGCGGCAGGGGCCTCAGATGGTACGGCCGCCGTTCCAATGAACACAGGGCTTGAACTAACCCCGGGATATATGATCGATGGCACTCCTGCAAACATCGGTTCCCAAGGGAATTTTACGTATGATCTAGACCCCGGATCTTCTGCATACGGAAGAGCAGGTACTCCTGATATATCTGGAGTACTTCCTCCCCCAGACATAACAACCCCAGCCACAGATATTGCAGCACGACAGCGCGCGGCGATGTCTCCTGCGGATGCCGCAAAATATGAGGTTATCAGTGGGGAAAGCAGCGGAACCCTACCTATGGCGGATGTGACGGCTGGAGGAGTTAGTCCTGCCGCTGCTGCTTCCCCTGCCGTTCCAGTTCCTGACGGTGGGATTGGCAATGTACCAGTTACCCCATATAAAAAGGGAGGCCCTGATTTAATCCCGTCCATGAAAAAGGCCGTTACTCCGGGAACTATGATGGAGGGTCTAGAAGACATATTTGCGCCCGGGCCGTCAAAAGAGCAGATTTTTGACTTCGCCAAGAAGAATGGAATGTCATTTGACGAAGCAGAAAAATTTCTAAGCCCCAACTTTATGCGAACTTACGGCCCAACGGCAGCCGCAGGTATTGCAGGGGTTGCTTTGGCCGGTGGATTTGGTGGGCCAGAAGACCCCGATAAAACACAGGAGCAGCAAGAGTTTGAGGATCGGATGCGCATGTCTACTCCAGAATACATGGCGAAAGATCCAAGCCGCTACTACATCCAAAATGTGCCGGGGGTTAGGTACGATGAGCGCGGCACGGTTATCGGCAGTGGCCAATATAAGCCGTCATATGGTGTAACCGATATCACAGGAGGAAGTTACTCCCCGTATACGCAACCGGCACAAACGGCATATACCCCAAGCGCGTTTATGTCTCCCTATGGTGAGCAGTACTTGAATCAAGGGGGCATTGCCACGTTGCGCGCTGGCGGCTATCCTAGACGCACTGGTCAGATCAGCGGACCGGGGACCGAGACCTCCGATTCCATCCCCGCCATGCTCTCTGACGGCGAGTTTGTCATGACCGCACGTGCCGTGCGGGGGATGGGCAACGGTAGCCGTCGCGAAGGGGCGCGAAAGATGTATGCGCTCATGCATAAGCTAGAAAATAATGCTTCGAGAGGATAATCATGGCAACCACAACCACCGAACAGATAATTAGAGAAGCCCCGGAGGTCGAAGCCCTCCGAATGGGCTTAGTGGAGACGGCTCGAGCCGTCCCAATGCCTCAACTTCCCGCTTTTACCGTGGCGGGAATGTCCCCGATTCAACAAGCAGCAATTGCGCGTGGCCAGCAGGGAATTGGTGCCTACGTGCCGTATACCACTGCGGCAGGACAGGGGTACAACGCTGCACAGCAGATGTTGTCGCCTGAAGCGATTCAACAATACATGTCTCCGTATCAGCAGAATGTAATTGATGCGGCGATGATGAATATCCAACGTCAGGGCGATATTGCACAACAAAATATGCAATCCCAAGCTGTTCGGGCGGGGGCATTTGGTGGCTCCCGTGAAGGTGTTCAGCGCGCTAATCTTGCCCGAGGTTTGGCAGAGACGCAGCAATCCACCATGGCTAACCTTTTGAGTCAAAACTATAACCAAGCTTCCCAACGTGCACTGCAATCGGCAATTGCCACAGGTCAGATTGCTCAAGGCATTGGCGCGCTAGGCGGACAGGTTCAAAACCTTGGCCAGCAGGATGTCAGTTTCCAGTATGGTCTTGGCCAGCAGGAACAAGCACAGCGTCAACGCGAAATGGACGCATTGCGCAGCTCCAACCTCCAGCAAGCCATGCTACCGTACCAGCACCTTGGTTTTGTCTCGGATATCCAAAAAGGCTTGCCATCCTCGCAGAGCGCACTTATTACGCAAAACGTACCTGCTCCAAGTATGGTCCAACAGGTAGGCGGCCTTCTTACCGGGGTTGCAGGAACAGCAGCTGGTATTAATGCCATTAGCAAAGGCATTGCATAAGGGAAAATCATGAAAGAGACCATTCTCCAGCGCGAAATGTTTGCCGCGCCTGTGTCAAAAAAGACGATGAACAGCGGCATCATGGCTGGCTTCGAAGAAGATGAGGATATGATGGAAGAAGAGATGGCGGAGGAGACTCCGCCAATGACTCGTTCGCCTCAAAATCCTGAGATTCTGATGAATAACCTGCGTGGAGATATCAGATCAATTGATGCCCGGTATCTTGAATTGGCACAGATGGTTGGCGAAGAAGCAGCAATGGAAACCCCGCCGGAAGTACTGGCGATGCTCCAAGGCCAAATGGGTGCCCAAGCGGCTCCGCCTCCTCCTCCTGCTGGGGGGATTGGTGCGTTACCGCAGACTCCGCAAATGCCTCCTCAAGGAATGATGCCTCCGGGCATGGAGGGTGCCGCCCCTTTTCCGCAGGGCGGGGCTGAACAGGCTCCGCCTACGCCTGATGGAATGCCCCCGCTCCGCGCGGCGTTTGGCATGGATGTCTCGCAGGAAAACCGCTTCGATCAAGCGCAGCAGTCGTTGCAATTCGACATGGATCGGATGTTGGAACTCGCTTCGGGGAACGTGCCTCCGGAGCAAATGACTGAGCGCGACATGCAACTGCTTCAGCAGTACAACATGTCGATGGGCTTTGGCGGCGGTATTCGTGACGTAGCACAGCAGGGTGGTGCACGTATTGCGAGTGCTTTATCTCCTTACGTGACCCGTGGCCGTCAGATGCTGAGTGGTCTTGGCGAAGAAGTAGGTGGCACAATCAATCGTATTTATTCTCAATTACCTCCATCCTTGCAACCACAAGGGTTCCGTGTCGCGCCAATGCGTGGGCCGTTGCGGAATACGGACGGGGGGCGGATAGTTGTACAGGGTAGAGAAAATATTGTTGCTGGCCCGGGCGGTATGCCGACGGCGGGAGCAGGTACAAAGTTTGAGCGCGCTAATACGCTTGATATTGGCAATATGCCGTTCACACAAGCTTTCCGTGAATCTATGCGCGTAAACCCTCGTGGCACAGCAGTCGCTACAGGAGTGGGGGCAGGAACTTTTGGTGCCAAACTAGCCTCTGAAACAGAATCCTCAAGAGACGCGCTTTCCCGCTTCTTGGGAACCTCTGACATCAGTAACATAACCCCAGACCAGTTGGCAGCAGCTACTGATCGGATCAATCAGATACCTAATGAGTACCAAGAGCGGTCTCAGCAATTCCCATTGACTCCGCCTACGCCTCCGGGTCAAGAGCCTCCGTCGTTGTCCACCATTAACGTGGCCATGAACGAGCCAATGGTTGATCTGTCCACGCCATTTGATGCGATGGGCCGTAGTAACGTCAAGAAACTAGACAAGCCGCCTGTGCCTTTGGTCAATTTAGGGGACACAACGGCCGGGAAAACTCAGCCGTCTAGAGAAGAAATTACCGGGGCTATCAAAGACCTACTAAAAGACGAGAAAAAAACAGAAGCGCCTACGTATGGCGAACGTCTTAAAAAGCGTTTTGGTGAGGTTGAGTCCACTTACCGGGAGATTATTGGCGACACTAAGTCTGACATGCGCGCCAATGCATTCTTCCTGTTAGCTGACGCTGGTTTTAAATTGGCTTCTACTTACGCACCTACCTTGGCTGTCGGAATCGCGCAAGCAGCGTCTGGTTTGCCAAGAGGATTTGCGGCACTTGCTGCACAGGCCAAGGACCGTGGCATCAAGATTCGTTCCGCAGCCTTGTCCGAAGCAGCGCAAAGCATTCAGTTGGAAGACAAGTACGCCAAGGATATTCAACGTGCAATTCTTGAGGCGCAGAGCAGAGCGGCGGTTGCTATACTTAACGCTACTTCTAGGGAACAGATTGAAAAAATTAAACAGGAGTACGGTCTACGGAAAGAGGTTCTTAAAGGGGATATCGATTACCAGATTGAAGTTCTTCGCCAAGGAGGCGGGAAGCCTGTTGAAAAAGACATTGGCGTTGGGATGTCTAGGTATGAGACGAAGAGTGGTAATTTTATTAAATATGGTATTAGAGAGGATGCACTTAGTAAAAACGGTGTTTTAGGGCAGATGCTTAACAGCCCTTACACTAATAACTCGACTACCAACCCATTTGTTGTTAGGGAAGGTCAATCTCCGTTTACTGCTTCAGAAGATG